ATTGCTGGGCGCGGAGATAGCATTCGATCTCATCGGCCGAGACGATGGCGTTCGGCGGGGGACGGACCATGGCGACTTCGGTCCCACCGATCCATGAACAGAGCGTGTTCGGGGCGCCGGTCATATTTGCCCATAAGGCAATCATCAGTTGCCCGCGTGGCTCGATCGATTTGCTATGCGCCATCGCTGAACCGTTCGCCTGGTCGAGATGACGGAGCACCGTGTCGAGCGTCACTTCATCGAGCGCGTCAACGGTCAGCCGGCCCGCAGGCGCGGCGATGGCGGCATTCACGGCCAAGAGATCGCACAGAGCGAGGCTCGTGCTGTTGCAGGGATGGGAGATCGTATTCAGGATCGCGCTGACCTTGGATGCCGCAAAACCCGCAGCCGTCATGATCTGACGCAAGGCGCTCCGTGCCCCGATGTTCGCCGCCGTATCGGCCTGGAACACCCCGAACGATGCCCCGCTCTTGCCCAGATCGGCGAAGCTCAATCGGTATGGATCGGCCGCGCCAAGTTCGTTCATGCGCAATGCGGCCTTGACCGCCGGGATCATGGAGGGATCGGTCATGGCGGCCTCGTGGTGGGGGGTGATTAGACTTTGGGCTTGGCGGACTCGCGTCGGTCGAGGATCATCACGCCGCAGCGCGCATAACCGCCGATGTCGATCCAGCTATCGAGGTGCGTCGGCGTCTGGATGAGCCGGCAGACCTTCAAGACGATGTTGTCGAGCGCGACACGGGTCTCAGGATCTGTGCATTCTGCAGTAATTGCCTGCATGGCGGCGATGCGGCGGAAATTGTCGGCGGGATGCCCGTAGACCGCCTGGCGCTCCGTATTGACGAGGCCGGCGAGAGACGTGTCGAATTTTTCGGTATTGCTCATGGTGCGCCGACCAACTCAGGCGGAACGATGCCCGGCACCATGAAGAAGATCGGCTTGCCCGCAGCCTTGAAAGCCGCGATCTCTACAGAGATCCCGTAGGACGCTTCCCATGTCTCTGCGGTCAGCACGATCAGGCCGCTTGCCGCCTCCATCAACGGCGCATCGGCCGGGAGCCAAATGCTGTGGTTGAGCGGATCGATGCCCCCGTGGATCGCAATCGGGTGCGTATGGGCGATCGGAGAATAGATCGGCACGCCAGCGCGGATAAGATGCGCCGTGTTTTCCGCCGCCAGATGGAACGCTGCTTCGATGCCTCCAGGATATTTGCTATAGGGCGTCGCCAGATACCAGAAGCCGCTCATGTCGCAGCATCCTCGCGCCGATACCATTGGCCGCCGATGATCGCGAAATCTTGCTTGATCTCGATATTGTCCAAGACACTGTGTTTGGTCTGGGTATCGACGTGGGCCAGCATGAATCCCATCTGCCATTTCTCTCCGGCCGTGTAGCTCGCCGATCGCGCATGGCCGCAGCCGAGTTGGTGCCAGTTGAAAGAGCCGAAGGTCGGGCTGTAGGCCGGCTCATTTCGCAATTTATGGTGGTGGCCGTTAGCTCCGGGGAAGCCCATCAGCCGGCCTTCGGGGAAGTGGTGCCACAGGAGGGCGCCATACTGGATCGCGTAGTTCTTCTTGAGTTCTTCCTTCACGTCCCGCTCGGTCCAGGCCGCGAGATCCATGCGGGCGATGTAGTTGACCTCGAACTCTTCTAGCCCAAGCAACTTCGGCACGGTGAACCCGTGAAGTTCCGACAGCACGACGCGCAGGGCCGGCGTGGCTTCGGCCAAGTGACGGATCAGGCGGAACTCGTGGTTGCCTTCGATGGCCGTGATTTCGGCGTCCGGCGCCGCCTCCCGCATATCCCGTAGGAACGTCTGCACCCACCGGATCGACTGGATGATGGCGAAGTCGCGAGGATCGACGGTGTATTTCCCGAACTCGGCCAGGTCGAACAAATCCCCGTTGAGCACGATCTTTTCCGGCTGGACGCGGCGCGCGGTGTCGATGAAGCAATGGCGCCAAAACGGATCGCAACTTTTGTCGTGGATGTCCGAGCCGACCAGGACCGTCTGATAGCGCCTGGTATCGGGACGAAGGAATGCGCCTTCCCATCCGGCCTTGTCGGCATTCATCACTCTGTAGCTGTCCGCCGCGGCGTGCTTGGCGATGCTCCGTTCCAACCGATGGGCGTGGCGGCTGAGAGTGATGCCGGCCTGGCGCTTGAACTCTTCGAACGTGCCGAAATACCGGTTCCAGGTCGCCTCGGAGATCCGTGCTTCATTCCGGAAGAAATTGCGCGTGATGACCTTGTCGGGCTGGGCGAGTGCGAGTTTGCGGAGTTCGGCAACGCACTGGTCTGCGGTCCATTCCTCGTGGAAGCGGGCCGCGTCCTCCGACATTGGAACTTCGAATTCCGTGCGGCGCCGTGGAATTGCCCTAGAGCGAACTGGCGGCGGCGGTTCGTCCAGAAGGCCCGTCGAGATCCGGACCCGAGGCTTGACTCCGGCAGCGAGCGCCTTCTTGACCCGGCCGCGCAGGGCGTGGCGTGTGATGCCAACTTCGCGAGCGGCCAGCGCGACAGATTTGTCATGCTTCATCCACGCGCCCAATGAGATGGCCAGATCCGTCAGGCCAGTTTTATTGGCTGGCGTATAGCCCTTGGGAAATCCGATTCTGGGCATGGTTCAATGCCCACTTCCGGCGGACGGCCAGAAATGCGCGACCGCCGCCCCCAATATCGCGACAATCGAGCCTGAGGTGATGAGCCAGAACGCATGCCGGGCCTGGTCCCTGCCCTTCTCGCGCGCCTCCCGCATCTCGCGGACCCATCCCAGATCCATGTTGAACTTGCGGATAGATTCCGGATCATCGACATCGACGCCGAAGAACATCGCGAACTTGACGAGCGCCCTTTCGGCCGCCGCCTCGGCAATCTGCTCGGTGGTGCTCATGCCCGTGCCCTCTCGGCCGCTTGCCAGAGAGCCTTGGCGCCTTCCACAGAGGTGACGGCGGTGCTGACGATGCAGCCGTGGCTGATGAGCACGATCTGAATCGTTGCGGCATCGGTGAGGCGCGCCAGGGCGATCCGATCCGCCGCGATATTCGATTTCGGTTCCTGATCGTTGTAGAGCCGCAGCGCCGTGGGCACGAGATCGGCCGGCATCTCCAGCAGCCGTGCGTTCGTCTTCTCGGCTAGCGTGGCAGCTTCGCTCCAGCTTGCGCAGGATACGGCCTGGACGGGCTTCGGGTCGCCGCTCACGAAACCAGCGAACCCGACGAGGGCCGCGCCCATCCCTGCGGATAGGCACGCTATTCTGTAACTGCGCTTCATGGGGCACCCGTCGAAATGAGAAAGGGCGCCCGAAGACGCCCTTGACGAAATATTCAGATTGCTTGGCTTTAGGAGTTCGGGAATACCGCCGTGGGTGGCGTGAATCCCCCCCCATAGCGTGCCACGCCTTTGGTCACGCGCACTTCGTCAAGATGGCCAGGAAATGAATGATCACCGTTGGCGTCGCTGCTAATAAACGCCTGCTGAGTGGACGCGAATATAGTGCTGCTAACGGTAGCCGAGGCTACCACTACACCGTTAGCGTACACGCGAAGAACATTGCTTGCGTCTCTGTCGGCGGCGAGATGTATCCAGGTATTCAAACTCGGGGTGTAGCTAGCACCAACATTTGGATTATCGCTTCCTGTCGTAGAATAGAAAAACGCCAGATTTCCCGAAACTACGCCGAAGAAAAACCCGAGATTAGAGGTAAGCCACTGCGTAACAATCCCGTTTACGTTAGAGCCGGGAGATGATGTAAAATACGCCCATGCCTCCACCGTGAACTTACCATTGCTAAAGTTGAAATCGCTAGCATTACCTGTGGTAATTGCGCTTGTAACGCTCGATGTGAAGTCCCCACAGCCGGTCCCGAATTTAGGAGTTGTCGTTGTTACGACAGTCCCGTTTACGGCAGTAAGCGTGTGGGCTGATGGCGAACTGTCGATGAAAGTGGTTGACCCGTTTGCGCCATCGAAGTGGCAGAGCAGGACGACGGAGGCGAAGTTCGGGTCCCTGACAGCGCCCCCCGCGAGCATGACTTGTTGTGCGGCGCCCATATCAAGTGAGCCCAGTGCCGGAGATGATCCATTCCGTGCTGGTCAATTTGAGCGCCGTTGCCACACCGTTCGCTGCAAGGGTTCGGGAACCCGTACTGCCGGAACCAGCCAGCCGCATCGTATCCGAGGTAATGGCGATCGTCAGGACGCCAGCCGCGTTCTGGTTCACGAAGGTCAGCGTCGTGCCAATCTGATAGGCGACGATCGCATTGCTGTCGATCGTGAAAGTCCGTGCCGTTGTATCGGCGCTCGGGTGCAGGATATGCTTGCCCTGGTCTGATAATACGGTCGTATAGGCGGCACTCTGGCTGTTCTGCGGGATGTTGATATAGCCGGCGGTCGCCCATTGCGGGTTGGCGCTGCTGCCTTGGGTCTGGAGAACTTGGCCGGACGTGCCTGGTGCCAGCGTCGTCCAGGTCGAGGCACCGCGATAGAGAATGACGCCCTGCGTGGAACCGATTGCGGCGTCAATGACGGCGGTCAGCGTGTTGGCGATGGGCGCCGCAGTGCCGCCAGTAATGTTCGCCAGCACATTGAGCGTAGCGATCGTCGCGAGGCTGAGGGTGCCGGTATTGGTGATCGGCCCACCAGTCAAGCCTGTCCCGGTGGCGACATTCGTCACTGTGCCGCCTGAGGCTCCAGAGACGGCCGCCCACGTCCCATCGGCCTTAAGGAACTTGCCCGCCGCCGCATCGCCAGATGCGGGGGCTGGGGCGAGCCCCTTCGTTCCTCCAGACCCACTATCACCGACCATCGCGTTCAGTTCGGCCGTCAACTGTGTCGCAGTCAGATCAATCGCGTTGGCTGTCGATCCGGTGTTGTTGCCTTTGAAGGTATGGGCCACCATCTGCGCTGCCTTGGCGTTCGTCACCACGTTGGCGGCGATGGTCGTCGCGACAGTCCCGATCGTGGTCGTGATATCGCCAGTTAGCGCGGGCATTTCCGATGCCGTGACGGCCGATTGAACCGCCAGAGCACCAAGCCCGAGATTGGTTCTTGCCGTTCCGGCGTTAGCCAGATCGGAGAGATTGTTCGCGACCAGGGGAAAGTCCGTCGCGGCATGGGTGGCGGCGGTTCCAAGTCCAAGATTGGTGCGTGAGGTTGCGGCGCTGGAGACATCGGACAGATTGTTCGATGCAAGAAGTCCGACGCCCACGCTGGCCGCCGTCACCGCAACCACATTAGTACCGTCGCACCGTATGATCTGTTCGACGCCATTGGCGATGGTGACGCCGGTTCCCGAGGGGGTCTTGACCACGACGTTATGGCCGCCGGTCGTGTTGTTCGCCACGTCGTATTGGCGCAGTACGGCGACGGGGACGATCAGGTTTCGATCCGCCGTCAATGCCCCGGTGCAGATGAAGGTCGCGTTCTGCTGCGCATCCGAGATGGCTAGAGTTTGGTTCGCGTCCGCCATCGCGACGGACAGTTGACCAGTCATGGCCGAGGCAAGGATCTCTGTGTTTTCGTTCGCCGTGACTTCCTTTTGAGCCTGCCCCGATGAAATAGGAGTCAGGCCGAGATTCGTCGTCCCGGTCATGGCAGGATTCCTTTAGGGGATCAGCAGAGGATTACGGGAGAGGTCCGCCGAGGGGATTATTCGATGCGAAACTCGCATTGCGGCCCGCATCGTCAATCGTGTAACTGCGCGCGCCGGTTCGCGTGTCGAAGGTCGCGTTGTTCGTCCAGGTGACGCCGCTGTTCGACCCAACATCGAACACGGCGGCCTGGTTTTGCAGCACCGACGAACTTGGCACGCTCGTTGTGGTCGCCCGATTATTGGTCCAAGTGCAATTGTCGCTCCCGGCGTTCGACAGTTCGCCGCGCCAGGTGCCCGTCATGATAACGTCTAGCGAGTTGTTGTAGGAAGTATTCCCGTCGACCGTGACGTTGACGCTGCTGAACACATGAATGCCGCGTCCGCCGTTATTGTAGCAGGTGTTGTTCTTCACAAGAGACTGATGCGGATAGACGGTATTAGCCGGGACATATGGGTTATTTGCCTGCGCGTTCTTGAAATCATCAAGAATAATACCATTGCCGTCCGTATGCGGATTGTCGGGCAATGAGTAGGGGACATACGTCTCGGAGTTATTGTACGAGATGTTGTTGATGATCTTGATGTGATAGGTCGCGGCAATGTCGGCAGCAGACGGCGTGTAGGACACCTCGGCCGGCTCATAGATCGAAATACCGGAACAGGCAAAGCCGCTGAATTTGGCGCAGTCGTGGGTGACATTACCGTCGAAGGTATACCAATCCTTATAGACTGCGCCGATGCCGTCAGCGCCGACGTCGTGGATCAGGCAATTGAGGACATTGATGTGATGGCCCATCGGCACGACGCCGTTGCCGCCCGTGACTGGGCTCGATGTCAGACCCGCGTTGCTGCCGTCAACCTCGAAACCGTCGAACATGATGTAGTTGCCGGTCACTTGGATCATGTCGTAGAGCGACCCGCTGGACTTGATCTTGGCCCCGTGCAGGTTCGCCGAACGATAGACCACATAGCCAGTCAGGCTGTTGGTGTTGCCCCCAGCCGTGAGCGTCATCTGACCGGTAATCGTGTAGGTGCCGTTGAGCGCATTCACCGCATCGCCGGCCCGCAGAACGCCGCTGTTGTTGGCGCCCTGGAGCGTCTTCCACGGATTGCCGGGCGAGCCGTCGCCGGTCGAATCGTTGCCGGTCGTCGCGACGTAGAAGTTCCGCAGGATCGTGTAATAGCTTGACGGCGGAGGCGGCGGGGGTGGGGGTCCTGGCGGCGGCGAAGGGGGCGGAGGAGGTGCGGGCGGGGGTGGGGGTGCCGGGGGCAGTGGCGGCGGCGGAGGAGCGACCGGCGGCGGCGGCGGAGAAACTGAGGCGCCCCCAGCGGTAATTGTTGAGGTTTGCGGGAAGCCTCGCCCGACGCGGGCGCTGATCTGAAACACCTCGACCGTCACGTCATTGCCAGGCGTGATGCCGTCGAGCGTCTGATCCGCGGCCTGATAGGCACAAGTCCGAGCAGTGGGCGTGACGACGGAACCGTTGGCTGATGCCGTGTGCGTGATCGTCCGAACCGGGATGCCGGAGACCAGGATATCGACCTGATAATCCTCGGCCGGCTCATCAAGCGGTACGTCGGTGCCGGACTGCCACTCGTTATAGATTCTGGCCCTTCTGACCCATTTGACCGTCAGATTGTTGGAGCCATCGCGCGAGCCGGTGATCTGGACGGGACTATAGGGCATCAGCGAACGCCCGTTGTCGACAAAGGTCTGGGACGATCCGTTGTTGAGCGTCAATCCAGCAGTGACGGCCTGATACTGGATGCCGATCCCGCGATTGTGCAGAGCATCGACAAAGCGGCCGACCGAGACTGGGTTGACCGAGACCGGATCGAGCAAAACGAACCGCTCGCCCGTGGCGTGGGCGCCGACATATTGCTCCGTGCCGCGGCGCCCGCGCATCAGACCGGAAAGCCGATAGGTGTCCGCCGCCACGAGGGTTGCGCTGTCGAACGTGATCAATTCATTACCCAACAGCGCGGCGTTGCCGTAGTTCAGCGATTGGGCACGCGGGATGCTCGACAGGGCGCCGTAACTCAGGGTGACGGTGACGCTGTTGGCCATGTCGTGAACCGTGGTCGGGCCGAACGGCAGCACCGACAGCGCCGTGCCCATCGTGGTCGGGCTGCTGACGGTAAATGCGGCGCTCCAGTTGATGCCGCCATCCGTGCTTTGATAGACCGTGCAGCCGCCCCAGACCGTGCCGCTCGATGGTGCGGCGGCATAGTAGAAGCCGAGGTTGTCGTCGAGATCCCTGAGGGGAGGAAGGTCCATGAGTTGCAGCGTGGTGTTCGGGATCGTCGGAGCGGATCCGCCCGGATAGGTCGGCGTGACGCCCTTGTTCGGTCCAGGGATGAACACTTCGGAATCGATCGAAACGCTCTGGACCGACAGGATATTGTCGGCGCCGAAATCGATCGATGTCAGGTAGGCCGGAACCGAGACTGTTCCGCCGAGATAAGACAGGGTGACAACATCGCCCGGATCATAGGCGAGGTATTTCGGCGGCAGCGTGAAATCATGGCTCGTGCGCCTGGCCCATTGAACGAATAGCGCCCGTTCCGCAATGGCGATGGCTTGGTCCGCCTGCATGACGATCGGAAGCTGGAAGCTCTGCTTGTCCTTCGACTTGATCGCCTTGGTGTGCCGCTTCCCGTGCTGGGTGTTGTTCTGATAGTTCAGGATCGGGTCGATATGGATAATCTGGACGAGCTGCGGCAGTTCCTGTTCGTGCAGGCGCTTTTGGCTCACCTTCGGAATGACCGAACCACCCGAGGAAGCGGCTAAATCATCCTCGGCAATGGTCGCAACCGGCGTGCCGCCCTGGAACCGCCATTTGATCTGGCAATCGCTCTCAATGCCGTCGAAGAAATAGGCCTGGCGCAGAAACTGGATGCTCGACCGACCATCCGCCTCATTGGCGATCGTAAAGCCCGCAACCGCCTGGGTCGCGAGCGGTGTTACGTCGGATTCCGTCACATCCTCGACATCGCACGCGGAGCAAATCGCCCTGACGATCTTGTCGAGTGTGGTTGAGCCGGAGAGACTCGTAGTGCCGATCTGGGCGAGATAGACGGTCCCGAGATTGGAGACCGCGCCGTACATCAGCAGTGAAGTTCCGTCCAGATAGATGATCTGGGTGTTGTCGCTATAACCCCCGACATGGCCGATATCGCCGCTGGTGAAGACGATGCCTTTCTCGGACCCGATCTCGGTAAACGTCTCCGTCAGCGGGTTGAAGTCATAGATCCTGACCGCTTCCCATTTCGAGGTATTGCCGAGATTCAGCGCCGCGTCATCGATGCCCGACATGGCGAAGATGACCAGCCAGCCGCCATTAAGCTGCGGGATGATCGCGGCCGGCTGCATCTGGTAGGTATCCGCGGTCGTGTTTGCCGCCCCGGTCGAAAGCGCCGAATACTCGTCCGTGAAGGGGACTTGGTTCGCCGTTCCGCCCAGATCAACGAAGCTGGAATTGACGACCGTATAGGCACCCGTCGAAAGCGCGACGCTGTTGGTATTGCCGGGGCCATAGGCATTCGCCGTCGTCTGATAATTGACGACCCCAAGCTGAAGCTTGATCATGCAGCCGTTCGGATAAGCAGGCTGTAGAACGTTCCTGATTTCGGGAGTGAAGAGACTGCCGGCGATGTTGTAATCCATCAGCCCGCGATTGAAATACATAAATAGGTCGGTGCCGAAGTATGGCGAACCATCCGGATTGGCGCCCGCGACATAGGGGAGGCACCAGCCGCCGTTTTTATTGACGTTGCCGGAGCCGTTCGCGGTCTGATAGAGCCACGGCGTGAGATCGGTCGGCAACGCATAGGTAACGGCAGGTATTTCCCAACTTGACCAAGAATATGAGTTTCCGGATATACCAAAGAAGGCGTTCGCGCCCGCTAGAAATATTCCGGAGATGATCTCGCTGGCGGAGGGGAATAGAACCATAGTCGTCGATTGGCCGCTAACCTCGTGGTTTGTAAGCAGCAGAATAGGATCGCTTGACGACTGTTGATTCGCCACCATGATCGTCTGCGGAGAAGCAGACGGCAGATAGGGCGGAGCCGCCGGCCCCTTGCGATAGCGCACCGCGCCTAGCAGGGAGGGATTCCCAGATGCCGAGGGCGAGAAGATCGCCATCCATTGCCAGGTATCGAAACTGCCGCCGTAACTCTGGAACGTGACGGCGATATATTGCCCGCTGCAAATTGGCGCTGCCCCAAAGAGTTGAAGCGACCCCGCATGCGTGCCGACATCGACAAACGCCGCTCCTAACCCGGCATTCACCGCGTTGCCGATGTCGATAAGCGACATATCGTAGATGAGCGCGCCGACCTTGGAGAACGCGACCATATGGCCGCTCGCCGTCATCAGAACCAGGCTGTTGTTTTGGTCGAGTTGTGATGCGCTGGCGGTCGGAAACGCAGAACTTAGGCTCGTGGCGATGTAATCGTTCTTCCACGAGAACGCGGTGTTGCTGGTGAATAGCGGCACGGCTGCACAAGTCACCTCGATCTTGAGGTTCGGGACGCGGTTACCAAAATCCGCCAGGGGAAGATCGGTCGCGACCAGATAGGCCGTCCCGCGATAAGCCGGGGTATTGTTCACGCCCTCGTGGGATTGGATGTTCGAGTCCGGCTCCTGATCCTCTGCCCCGCTGTAGAAGGTGAAATACTGGTTGTAGGAGCCACCGCCGTTGGCATCTCGGATGACTTTGCCGTTCGCCCAGATCCGGCCGAAGGCCGTCACGGGTCCGGTGAATCCCGTGTCGCAGATCGCCATCGCGAAATTGCCGAAACACGTCGTCGTCGTCGTACTCGGGCCGCCCTTGCCGCCGCTATTGTGCTGCACCGCCCGGATCGGAATCGACCAGATCAGATTGCCCGATAGCCCGACCGTGCCCATGACCCACGGCACCGGCTTGGCATAACTGGCGTTCATGACCAGTAAGTCGGCTGGGTTGATCGCGGGCGACCTGGGCTTCTGGCCGAATAGCAGACCACCGAGCGCCGAGCCGATCGCGGCGCCGACCATGCCGCCGATGGGGCCGAAGTAGGAACCGGCGACGCCGCCGACGACGGTTAGGGCCGCTTGTCCCATCAGACGGCCCCTCTCGGAAAGCGGAACGCGCCCATAACCCGGCGCGTCCATTTGACGTCAAGCGTGTGCTCGACCACCCGGCCCGCGCCCGAATAGGCGTGGATGATGTGCCGCCAGGGCAGCAGGATTGCCACATGACGCTCCATGCCCTGCCAGCCGATCCACAGCACGTCGCCAGGGCGCGCCATATCCACGATTTCGGCGCCTGACATTGGGGCGAAGGCAACCGGCTCCAGATAGGCCGAGAGCGCCGCCTTCATGCGTTCCGGTTCGGCGCCCATGCCGTAGCCGAGGAACGGTTTCGCGAGTGGGCCGGTATCGGAGGCGTCGCAGAGATCGAGGGCCATCGCCACGCCGCGCACCAGCCCGATGCAGTCGCAGCCCAGGCCCCTGTGATAGCGCTGGTGAACCCAAGGCGTGCCGATCCAGCGCCGCGCCTCTTCACAGATGCGGGCGCCAAGCTCGTCCATGCGGATTTACCCCAGCACGCCCGGTACGGCGATTTCGGCATCCAGACCGGGCACGGAGGGGAAGCCGCGGTTATTCTTGATGTTGGTCAGCTCGCCGTTCGGGCCGGGGAATTTCGCGCACCCTCCGGAGCCGGTCGATTTATCGCAGCCGGCGAGAACCGAGAAGGTGTCCCCGATCGCGATCGTATAGGCAGATGACAGCGGGAATAGGAAATCCGTTCCGCTCTGCAGTTTTACTTCCATCGACAGCCCGGCATTCGCGCCCGTCGTCCAGGAGATGAGTCCATTGGTGAAGAACCCATTCACCCGCGAGCCCGTGACGGTCGCGGTGAATTCATGGTGATCTTGGACGATGGCCGTAACCGTGCCGGTCTCGGTATAGAGCGCGGGATCGAGCTTGCAGCGGTTCGCACCGTTCTTGTCGGCGAAGTCGGCGTCACACGGAGGAATGTAGAGCCGGACGATATAGCGGGTCAGCCGCTGCATCATGCCGAGCAATTCACCCTTGACATCGAAGTCTGCCGCCGTGATTTCGCCGATGTTGCCATGACGAAGAATCCCGACGCCCATCGAAAGATCTTGGTGATTGAGAAAAAACATCGTGACATCGGCGAAATCGAACAGGCCCGCATTGACGCCGGCCGTCGTGAAGATGTCGCCCGAAAGATTGATGACGCTGTCGACTTCCGTGTTGTCGACGCTCAGGTCGTTCTTGCCGGCAACCGACGACCGGACATAGCCCGAGGCGGCGGCGTAGGTGACGGCATTGCTCGGCAGGGCCATGTTCGGGAACACGGTATCGTTGATCACCAGATCGACATCGTGATCCGTAAAGCCGTAGATCGCACCGTTCGCCAGAGCCAGGCGCCAGCAAGTCGCCAGTGTCGTGGATCCGGAATTCAGGTGGTTCTGCATCGCCGTCGAGAGGGTCTTCATGACACCCTCACTTCGCGCATCGTCAGGCTCTTGATGTTGATCTTGCCGAAATCCTCGAATGTGGCCGGCGTGTAATCGCTGAGGATTTCGACCGGCACATCGAACTGCCCCGTCCATGTGACCGGCTGCGTATTCGGTGGCGCATGCCCGGCGCCGAACGTCAGGACGCCGGTCGAGAGCGAGAGCGTGTAATTCGAGGAACTGACGAGCGCGCCATTGACGAAGATCTGCGGAGTCGGATCGCCCGAGAATGCCCCTTGGATCTGGGTCAGCTTGCGGACATGGGTCCGATTGCCAGAGGGAGAGGCGTAGGTTTTCTGAAGCTGGAAGACGAGGTTCGTGCCGTTGCCGGCTCCAATCGGTTGGGCAGTGGCGGCATAGTCAAGCTTGTCCGTCAGGCGGAAATTGTTCAACTGGCCGAAGGCGACGGACAGGATAAAGGCGTTCAGAATGTCGTAATGCTCCTGTTTCCAGTTCGCAGTATCGAGTTGGTATTCGCGCAGGGGATTCGATAGCTGAGAGTTCTTGTACGCGAACCCGCC